AAAGCAAATCCAGGTAGTAAATTAAAAACTGCTGTTACTGGTAAAGTTAAGAAAGGTAGCAAGGCAGCTAAAAGAAGAAAATCTTATTGTGCAAGGTCTTTAGGACAATTAAAAAGAAGTTCTGCAAAGACTAGAAATAATCCTAATTCAAGGATTAGACAAGCACGAAGAAGATGGAAGTGTAGATAAAGGAGATAATATGTATTGTGATTGTGGATGTGGAATATGCCTAAGTTAAATATGATAGGCAATATAATTGATAAAGTAGCTGGTCATGTAGACAAGTTTACTTTAGATAAAGAAGAAAAAGCTCAGTTAATTATGGAAATTAACAAAGCACAGATAGAAGTTAATAAAATAGAAGCTGGTTCTACTAGTTTCTTTAAGAGTGGCTGGAGACCTAGTGTGGGATGGATTTGTTCATTTGCATTAGGGTATCATTTTGTATTACAGCCTATGATGGCATTTGGATTATCTGCAGCTGGATACAATATTGTATTACCTGAATTTGATATGAGCACCTTAATGACTGTTTTAATGGGTCTTTTAGGTCTTGGAGGAATGCGTAGCTTTGAAAAAGTTAAAAGGTCTGCATAGTGCCAAGACAATCATTACAGCTCAATGACTTTAGTGGAGGGCTGAACACTAAGTCTTCACCAAGAGATATTGCACCAAATGAATCTCAATTAGTTGAGAATGTTGTAATATCTAATCCTGGATTAATTACAGCAGCTACAGTATCTACTGATAAAGTTAGTGGTTCTACTACTATGAAACATATAGCTAATGGTAATGGTGCATTTATGTTTAACTCTCAGTTTAATATAGATACAGACGGAACTGCAACACAACCTACTCAAATAATAGCTTATCCAATTAATAAAGATTCTGGAAATACTACTATACAATTTTTTAGAAGAAATTTTGATTCTACAGGAGTATTTACACAAGAAGCAACTAATGCAGAAATAGATATGCAAGTTACAGGAGAAGTAGAGCCTGTATATTATTATGTAGATGGTGTATTATATATATCTGATAAAAAAATAGTAGATGGTGATAGTGACTATGAACCTAGAAAATTACAATATGTTTCTGAAGATAGATTTGCTCAAAGTATTACTGGATGGAATAATGATAAATTACGAGTAGTTGCAACTGATAATATGTTTGAAGATATATCAGAAACAAGTACTGGTAACTTTGGTAGTTCTGACCCAAGTGCAGCAGGAGAATTTAGAGTTTTACTTAGTACTAATCCAAGTGTAACTTCATCTGACTTAACTGCTGTTACTACAAATGCAGGCTCAGCAATTACTACTACTGCTAATCCTGGAGAAACAGCACCTAGTCCTAATACAGATATTGGGATAACAGATAAATCAATATTTTTAACTAGTGCTGCTAATACAAATTTAGATACAGATATATTATTAAATTTACCAGATGAAAACGATGGTGACCAAGATTTTACTAACGGGCAAATTATTCATATAAATTCAGAAGCTATGGAAATTAAAGGTGTTAGTTACATTGATAATGATGGCACTAAAGATGTAGTGCAATTAATAGTTCAAAGAGATGTATATGGAACGGGAGCACTTGAGCACGCAGCTTTATCTCCCGTGTTTACACAAACTTCTACAAGTACTACAGTTACTGGTGGTGGATGGGAGTCAGGTAGTTATGAATTTTGCCATACAGTTATTGACTTACAAGACAATGAAACTTTACCACAAGCACCACAATCTCCAGTATTTAATATTACAGATGGTTCTTACTTTACAAGAGTAGGATTTAGATTAAAAGATACTGGATTTAACACTAGAAAAAATGAAAAAGGTGTTAGAATATACACTAGAAAAAAAGGTGGAAACGGTAGATGGATTATGTTTTTAGATGTAGATTATAGAAGAGGTGTAAGAAGTAATTTATTTGAAGATTATGAAGAGTTTACAGTTGCAGATACAAATTATATGGAAGTTAAAAACTTAGATATAGTTAATCCTTCGTTAGATACATTTGAAAGTATAAACGGATATACTCAAGAAGAAGAAAGTATTGTTTTAGCTACAGGTACTACAGACGCAACGGCTGGTGGATTTAAAGCAGCAGCTGTATGTGCAAGAAGAGCTTGGATTGCTAATGTAAAGAAAAATGGAAAAGTATTTGATGATAGAATTTATTATACACCAGTAAACAGATTTGCAACATTTCCAGATAGTTTTTATTTAGATATTGGTATTAGTGATGGTGATTCTTTTACTGCATTACATAGTTTAGGTAATAGACTATTAGCTTTTAAACAAAAAAAATTATATGTTATTAATGTATCATCTACTTCAGATGCTGGTTGGTATTTAGAAGCAGAGTATGATGGTATGGGATGTAGGCAACAAGAGTCTATATCTAAAACACCTTATGGTATAGCTTGGGTAAATGACGATGGTGTATACATATTCGATGGACAGTCTATGCCTAAAGAATTAACTATTAAATTAGATGATGCAACATGGAGAACTAATCAAACTGGTAAAAATCCTGCAATAGGATATAATAATAAATATAAACAGTTATGTGTAGTGCAAGATACTGCTGCTGATACAGATGTATTTGTATTTGATTTTCAAACTAATTCATGGTCAATTACAAAACCTATAGGTAATGCAGGAATATCAAATTTTCTAGAATCATTTGATGGATTATATTATTTAGAATACGGTGGAAGTCATGCGAAAACACTTAAATTATTAACTGGAGATAGTAATTCTTCTACTACAGGAGATAACTTAGCTATAAAATTACAAACAAAAGATATGGATTTTGGTAATCCTGGTTTAGTAAAAAGAATTAAAAAGGTATATATAACAGCTAAAGATGATGGTTCTGGAAATACCTTAACTTTAAGATTTGGAAAAGATGGAGCTTCTCCAGATACTACTGTTGCTTTTAATTCAAGTGGTGCTCAAGCTGCAGAATCTATTGCAAGCTCTAATTATAAAATTTTATCATTTGGTATAGGTAGTGCAACAGGAGGACTTAATTGCGAATCTATAGCTTTAGAATTAGTAGATGCTGATGACGAAGCTATAACTATTAATGATATAAATATAGATTTTAGATTAACAAATAAACGACCTGATAATTTATAATGCCAAAATCTGGCGACCATAATGTCAATAATATTGACTCATTCTTTCGAGTAAGACCATCTAAAGCAAATATTAGAGAAGGTGAGACTGTATCATTTCTTGAAGATGGTGTATTAATAAAACAAGAAAAAAGAAATGGTATTATATATGAAACAAAACTATCAGAACAAGGAAAAAAACAAGAAGCAAAAACAGTTTCTAGTAGTGGTACTGGAACAGTATTTTTTGGTAGTGGTGATGTAGATTCTATTGTAGCTGGAACAGGATTATCAGGAGGTGGTAGTTCTGGAGATGTTACTTTAAATGTTGTTGGTAGTACAGGAATTACTGCAAATGCAAATAATATTGCTATTGACTCTACAGTAGCTACTCTTACAGGAACACAAACTCTTACAAACAAAACTTTAACAGCACCAACCTTAACTACACCTGCATTAGGAACACCAGCAAGTGGTGTTATGACTAATGCAACAGGTACGGCTGCAAACCTAACTGTAGGTAATGCTACAAAAATTACATCTATTACTAATAGTAATATTGTACAATTAGCATTAAGTCAAACACTTACTAATAAAACTTTAACAGCTCCAACATTAACTGGTACTACACAAGCAGCAAGTCTTAGTCTTTCTGGAGATTTAACAGTTGGAGGAACTACAACGACATTAAATGCAGCAAACTTAGTTGTTAAAGATAAAAACATTGTATTAAATTATTTAGATGGAGACTCAAGTGCTACATCAGATGGTGCAGGTATTACAATACAAGATGCTGTTAACTCTTCTACAGATGCTACTATATTATGGGATAAAGACCCAGGAGAGTTTGACTTTTCTCATAGAATAACAGCTCCTATATTTATTGGAGATGTTACTGGAGATGTTACTGGTAATGCCGATACAGCTACAACATTAGAAACAGGAAGAAATATAAGTTTAACAGGAAACGTAACTGGTACAACACAAACTACATTTAATGGAAGTGCTGATATAAGTATTAATGCTACTATAGCAGCTACTTCTGTTCAAGGTTCTATGTTAAATGACAATGTAATTAGTGGACAAGGTGCTTTGAGTACTGCTGTTGACGATAATGATGAATTACTTATTTCAGATGCAGGTGTTTTAAAAAGAATTGATGTAGACCATTTAAGAGCACAACTTGTTGGCAATATAGACACTCTGACTCTTGCTAATTTTAATGCAGATGTAGTTATTGTTAATTCAGAAACTAGTGTTACAAAAAACGATGCTAGAATATTAACTTCATTAGCTACAAATACTTTAATAGAATCTAAAAATTATGGTTCAGTGACATCAGTAACAGCTGGTTCTGGTATGACACACTCTGGCACAAATACAATAAACCCTACTCTTAATGTTATTGGAGGAGCAGGTATTACAGCAAATGCTGACGATATTGAATTAGATATACATGGATTACCAGTAGCAGCTATTGCGAGTGGAGACCAAATAGCTTTTTCAGATGAAGGAACATCTGGTGACCCAACAAAAAGAGAATCAATAGATGATATAGCAACATTGTTTGCAGGTGCAGGATTAACTGCTTCTAGTGCAGTCATTAATTTAGATATAACAGGTTTTGATGCTATAGCAGAAGGTGCACTTACTGAAGCAAGTGATGTAATGCTTGTATATGATGCTGACGCAGGTGTTAATAAAAAAATTACTATAGAAGATTTAGAAGACGCTATAAGTACAGGTGGTACAGTTACTAACATAGCTACAGAAAATGGAATTACTGGTGGTGCAATTACTTCTACAGGTACACTTAGATTAGACTTTAGTACATTAACAGATATGGATGGAGATATAGCTGGAACAACAGAAGTTATTTTACAAAACGGAACAGTAGAATCACGTAAACCAGTTAGTGAAATTAAATTAAGTTATTTTAATAATAATTCTGGGTGGACATCTAACGCTGGTACGGTTACATCTGTAACAGCTGGTACTGGTATGACACACAGTGGAACAAATACTGTAAATCCAACTTTAAATGTTATTGCAGGAGCTGGTCTTACAGCTAATGCTAATAATATAGTATTAGATATATCAGGATTAACTACTATAAACGAATCTCAAACTGCAGCAGCAAGTGATACAATACTTGTATATGATAACGATGCAAGTGAACATAAACAAATGACTCTGGAAGATTTAGAAGATTCTATAGGTGGAACTGGTACTGTTACTAATGTAGTAGGTGGTGCTGGACTAACTGGTGGTGGTACAACTACTGCTACTTTAGAAGTCGGAGCAGGTACTGGTATTTCAGTAAGTTCTGACGCTGTATCTGTTTCAGGACTAACTGTTTCTGAATTTGCAGCTAACTCTTTACAATTATCTAGCGAATCTTTTGCAGACAACAATACATCATTAATGACTTCAGCTGCTATTGCAGATAAAATAGAATCATATCAAACAACATTTACTACTAATGGTTTGTTGTCAGGCAGAGGAACAAACGACATAGATAACATAGGAAATTCCACTGGTTTACTTGCTAATTATTCTCAAAGTGGTGCAACTAATAAACCTACTGGTACAGACCATTCTTTATTAACAATGTCATACAGTAGTGCTTGGCAAAATCAAATAGCACAAGATTGGCGTAATGATGGGCGTATGTATATTCGTGGACAGAATAATTCAACTTGGAGTAGTTGGCATCAAGTATTTAGTGATGATGATACTATTCCTTTAGCTAATGGTGGTACTGGTGCTACAAGTGCAACAGGTGCAAGAAGTAATTTACAATTAGGAGATTTAGCAATATTAGATAGTATTGCAGCAAACTTAATTACTTCTGGTACAATAGCAGATGCTAGAATACCAAATTTAGCAACAAGTAAGATTACTTCAGGTACGTTTGCTGATGCTAGAATACCTAGTCTTGCAACTAGCAAAATAACTTCTGGTACATTTGATTCAGCAAGAATGCCAGCGACTTTTGGTGCTGATTGTGTTACACAAGATGATATAACAAATAGAACTGAGTCAGGGTTTTATCAAAGTTCTACTCCTACGACAGCAGAAGGTTGGCCTTTTGGTGGTAGTTGGTGTCATTTACTAGCTACTACGCACAGTAATGATAGTAATTATTATAGTATGCAAATTGCTGGTAGTTTTTTTGACCAAAATTTTTATGGAAGAAAAACAAATAATAGTGGAACAACGAGTTGGCTAAGATTTATTACTACTGCAGACGTAGGTAATGGTAATGGTTTAGATGCAGATACGTTAGATGGAC